CAGACGCCTTCGGTGCCCGGGATCGAGAAGCGGCCCCACGGAACCTTCTTGAAGACCTTGGGAGCGACCTCGATTTCGATGATCTGCGGCGGCTGCGGGCCGAACATGCCCGGGGTCGGTTCAGCGAGGGACCAGCCGAACTTCTTTTCCAGCACTTCGTTGATGGCGTTCGCGCCGTCGTAGGGGAAGTAAGCGAAGACGTGGTTGAAACGCATCTCCTCTTCCAGATACTTCTGGCGACGCTCCAGGGTGGCGATCGCTTCTTCCAGGTTCATGTTTTCCGGCAGCGTGATCTGCTCGCCGTGATGCACGACCTTTGCGACTGCGATGTTCTGCGGAACGTCCTTCAGGGAATTACCCATGATTGCTTTTGCCTTTGTTGTGTGAGATTTGAGTGGTTGACGCTGCGCAGCGCTTGTTTAAAGCATGTCTGCGCGACGTGATGACACTATAGATGAGGGTTCTCGCGGGTGTACTTGGTAATTAAGCTACGCCGTAAAATCGATGCCCACGATACTGGCACAAATAGGGAAGTCGGGAAGACCAACCCGGTGGACGACGTACTACCTTTGGTGCGTAGAAATACTCGGCACCGGTACATGAGCCAAAGTCATATGCCCCTGCATAGACTTGGTTGACTACCCTTACTGCTAATGCCCAAGCGTCGGGGTTTTTCGCGCTGGGGTTCCGGCCCGATGGCCAATTCAATACGCCGTGGAACTGCGACGGTGCGTAGGCGATTTTGCATACGCTGGTCTTACGTGTTTTGGCGCGATTAAGCACCGTGTGGACTACTAGAGCCATTCCATGTTCACCTTCGCCTTTCGCTTCGGTGAACGCTGTTAAAGCCAGACAAAATTCGTCGGACTTGGTTTGCTGTACGGCATGAGCCGAAGCACTGACGCCAAAGAACAACATGGTCGCCAGCAGGATCGAGCGGATACGCATAAGCATTCCCTCCTTTACGCTGTGTGTATATAAATGAACGCACACGCGCGCGAGAGTACCCTCATAAAAAGGAAAACCCCAGTGGTTGCGCACTGGGGTTCTTCTCTGCGCGCTCACGTCAAGATGACACAAACGCTATCTGGTTGTAACGCACAGTTACAGGTTCTTCTTGGCGTCCGCCAGCAGCTTCTCCAGCTGACCCACCGACAGACCAACAGTCAGGTCTTCCAGCAGCTTGCGCTTGGCAGCAGCTTCGGCAGCCGTCGCTTTACGCTTGGACACGATTTCCTGGAGCGCGGCAGCAAGGCGAACCTTGTCGACCGTGGTAATCATGCCGTCAACCAGCTCCTGCTGGGTAACATCGAAGCTCTGAGCCAGCTTCATCAGGTGCGCATGGCACTCCGCAGTCAGCATCAGAGATTTACGTCCATCACTTGCCATGTTTATCACCTCTTGTAATCGAAATCTTGCGTACCCTTGAGTATATTCTCGGCAAACCCTGGGGTACTTTCTAGGATATACCGGCGTTGATCGCTGTGCCCTTGCAGGTGCTTGTTGAAGGTATCCTCGAATTCAAGGATGTACGCCTTGTTAGCCATGCCTTTCGGCTTCCTGCGCAGACCACGACCGATCCGTTGACGTAATGCTACCTCAGCTTTACCTGCGCCCGCAAGTACCACCATGCCCACAGCGGGCACATCGACACCTACGTCCATGATGGTTGAGCCAATCAGCACGTCAATCTTGCCGTCTCGCAGGTCGTTCAGAGCGTCCTGGCGTTGATCCCGAGACGAATTGCCCTGAATGTACTTGACACGGATGCCCTTCGCAGCGATGCCCTTACGCAGAATATCGCCATGATCGGTGCGCTGGACCAGTACCATGCACGACAAACCAGCCTTTACTGCCTTGTCGATTTCTTCCACGATGATCCCGTTGCGTTCTTCCGCTTCGACAATCCCGTATTTGTAAGCCAATTGCCAATTACTGGTCTTACGCACGCGCGCAGGCGGTCTTAACTTAACGATTTTGAACTGCGGAGTGGCCAAAATACCCTTATCGATCAGTTCCTTTTCAGTCACACGGATGCCAATTGGGCCTGAAACAGCCATCAGACGCATGTTGGCTTCCTCGTCGTCACGCATGAAGGGCGTTGCAGTCAGCGCCAGGCGATAAACGGCGTTCTTCATGTGGTTCAGGATAGTGTAATAACCCTCACCGGACGATTCGTGGGCTTCTTCCAGGATGACGAACTCGAAATGGGCCAGGATTTTCTGCATTTTCTCCGCAGTAGCCGGGTCTTTGAGCTTCGCCATGATGGTTTGCACCATTGCGACGTTCAGGTGTGGAGAAACTTGCCATTCCGAGTCGCCCATGATGCCGCAATAGACCTTGTCAAGCCCTTTTTCGCCCTGAGACCGACGATAAGCGATGGACTTGTCGAAGGCACGCTTCATTTGGTGCATCAGGACGCTACGTGTGGTCAAGAAAAGCGTCGGGCGCTTGATTTTGGCGAACGCGAGCGCACCAATACGCGACTTACCACCACCGGTTGCTACCTGAGCGATCATCGCCCGGTGCTTAATCAGGGCATCAACCGTCTTGTATTGGTAGTCGTACTCCTCGGTGTAGCCGAATTCATCGATCTGTGGGTCCTTTTCGCCCAGCACTTCGGGTGCAGGGTTGCGAATCAGGGATACCTGATGACCTTTTTGCTTGAGGTGGGAGATAACGAGGTGAATCAAACCAGCCGGAAACACAGCCCGATCATAAACAAACAGGGTACTGCGGCCAGACCATGTGCCAGCTTTGAACGAACTGGCGTGTTCAGCACCGGCGATCTGGAACGAAAGCAGGTCTGATAACTCCAATTTGAGGTCATCATCAATGTCCAGCACGCGCGCGTTAACGGCGTTGGCTGCAATGCGGATATTTGCCATGTAGGTATTGTGTCTTAGGTGAAATTAGCTTTATACTACCATCCTATGTGGCACACCTACAACAGGAATTCCATGGAAACCATTAAAATCAACCCGAAAGACCTCCAATTCTCCCCGTGGAATGTGAACACGGTGTCGCCTGAGAATATGGAGAAGCTGAAAAAGTCGGTCGAGCGTAACGGCATCTTCCGTCCCGTCGTCGTGCGTGAATTAGCAGACGGCACACATGAAGTTATCGCGGGCGAACACACCACCCGTGTGGCTATTGAACTGGGTCACGAAACCATTGATGTGTATAACCTGGGTGTCATTAGTGACCTCAAGGCAAAGGAAATTTCCATTATCGATAACCAGCACTTCGGTGTTGAGGACCAGTTCGGTATGGGTAAGATCCTGCAAGAGATCCAAGATTCGGGCGACGTTATGGTCGGCGAGTTCCTGCCGTTCAGCGACAAAGACCTGAACGCGATCTTCCGCAGCAATTCCATCAACCTGGAAACTCTGGACCTGGACGACGAGGAAGTTAATACCCTGATCCCGGATTACAACCCGGAAGATTCTGTCGCTCGCGCTCCCATCGATCACCAAATCATGCGCTTCAAGGTTCCACTCAAGGATGCCGAATTCGTTACCCGCGTGATTGAAGGCATCATCAAACGTCAGGGCTTGAAGCAGTCTGACTCCCTCGCATCTGCTGGCGACGCTCTGGTCTGGCTGTGCAACAACCGTGGTACGGAGGAATAATGGCCAAGCATCAACCCAAAATCCAGATGATGGATATCAACAAGATTTTCCCGTATGACAAAAACGCGAAAATCCACACAGAAACGCAGGTCGCGTCGCTGGTGAAGGTTATTCAAACACAAGGCTGGGATGTGCCTATCGTCGTTGATCGTAACGGCGTGGTCATCAAGGGCCATGGTCGTCGTCTGGCTGCTCTTTCTATGGGCATGACAGAAGTGCCGGTGATCGTTCGTGACGATTTGACCGATGAACAAGTCAAGGCGGCGCGCCTGTCGGATAACCGAGTCGCTATGGGTGACTTCGACGTTAACCTGATGAAGGACGAGCTGGCTGACCTGGACAAGGGCGGCTTTGACATGACTGCCATCGGTTTCGGCGACAAAGAACTCGCCATGATGATCGGTGACCTCGATCAGATTGACGTGACCGTCTTTGACGAAGCCCCAAGTGCCCCAGAAGCTCCCCAGAGCGCCCCTGCCGCGTCCGCAGCAGAAACCCCTAGCGAAGAAGCTCCCAAAGAGAAAGCGCTGCTGGTGACTGATCTGCTGGGTTTCAAGCACGTACCCGCAAAGTACAAAAACTCCCTGGTGGAGTTCGTTGCCAAGGCTGAACAGGCTACCGGCAAGGTCGGCGCAGAAGCGTTTGGCGAATTCATCCAGGCATTGGTAAACGGAGACCTCTAATGAAACTTCAAGTATCCAAGTCGTTTGACACCGGGACTGTGAAATCGCCCCGTGTGCTGGAAGTCGCTGAGGCTTTTGGACTTGGACTCACCGACAAGAAGTTCGTGGTGTACGAGAACCTGGAAGTGGATATCGAGCCTGGCGACGTGGTTTACGTCACAGGCCAGTCCGGTTCCGGTAAGTCCCTTTTGCTGCGCGATCTAGCCGCGCAGCTTAGGGGCGCTGGTAAGCACGTTTACGACATTGCCGATGTGCCCATGCTGGAAGAACCCCTGGTAGACCAGATTGGTGGCGACACCAATGAAGCTTTGGCCCTGCTGTCGCAAGCCGGTGTGACCGACGCTTACCTGTTCGTGCGTAACCCGTCGCAGTTGTCTGATGGCCAGAAGTATCGGTTTAAGCTCGCCAAGCTGATCGAATCGGGCGCAGAAGTCTGGATCGCGGACGAGTTCGCTGCGGTGCTGGATCGTGACATGGCCAAGGTAGTCGCTTACAACATCGCCAAGGCAGCCCGTGCCGCTAATGCGGTGTTACTGGTCGCTACTACACATACTGACCTCCGGGAGTACCTGGGTGCCAGCATCACCATTGAGAAGCTGTACGGTACACGCGTTGACGTGCGCCGATACGCATGGAGTAAAGAGGATGAGCGTATTGAATTGCCACCTGCCCCCGAGCCTGTCGTCAAAGAGCGCAAGCCCCGGAAACCTAAATCTGATAGTGCCGGTGTTCCCGTCGGAGACAAGCCAAAGCGAGTGGGTCGTCCAAAGAAGTCCAAAGACGGACACGAAGTTCCCGCTGCTGGCTGATATGTATATCGAGCGGGGCACCAAGGAAGACTGGGACGTCCTGCACGAATTCCATTACAAGTCGGAAGGTGGTGCGATGGGTGCGCGTTATTACCGAGTCATGCTCGGTAAGATGCTCGTAGGTGTTTGCGTGATGTGTTACCCGCGTGGTCTGCTCAAGGATCGCCACAAGATGTGGCCCGCGATCAAGCCCGACGGTGACGACAACAAGATCACTAATACTTACCGATACAAGTGGCTGAACGCTAATGTTTCACTGAATGCCCGTACGGTTAATGACCCTCTGTTCCGAGGGATTGGTTTGGGCTACCGGATGTTGAATCTCGCCTCACGTATGGATGGTCGTAAGTGGTGTGAGATTCAGTCGTCCATGTCCAAGTTCAATGGGTTCGCACACAAAGCTGGATATCAGTTCGTTGCGCCAAGTCCGTCTAGGTTCTACGAGAAGGGCGTCGAGTTCTACGGTAAGTGGTTTGAATCCAACCCGGTAGACCAGGTCGCATTGCTCGCGGAACTAGATGCTATGTCGCCGGCTGTACGCGAGCGAACCCTGAAAGAAATGCGGGCTTTCTATTGGAAGCACTCTGCACTGGAAAAGACCGGTAACAACCGTAACAAGGGTACCTCCCGGGTTGACGCTATGGAAGGTAAAGACCTAATCAAGAATATCAACCAGCTGGCATTCTCCAGTCCGCTGTTTGGTTCATACCGAAATCCCGATCATGGACGCATCATCCCGGAACGTTTGCCGCTGATTGCTTTCGATGAACAGGGAGTAAACGAACCTCTCAAGCGAGGGATGGACAAATGAGACTGACCGATAACCAACTGAAAATCTTAAAGGTTCTGAGTGACAAGAACCCCGATGGCACCGATGTTGACCTGGACCAATTGCTGGACCGGTTAGCTGAGGAGTTTGATTGGGTGACGACGAAGGCTGCGTTGCAGTGGTCACTCCGGCAATTGATTTCCATGGAGCTTGTAGAACGCATGGAAAAAGAAATCCGACGTAAGCGGGCCCGGCGAATCTTGAAGCTCAGTCCGCTGGGTATCAAAGTCATGGGCCCGTAACGACGACTCACCAGTAAAAGCTAGAAGCTAGTAAGGTGTTAAACCTTGAAAGCAAAGCTGAAAGTCAAAAGCATTATACTGGGGAATTTACTCAGCAAGCCCAGCCCGGGCCCAGATTTATCAAAAATAAGAGGGAAAGATGGCAAGACTTACAAAACATGAGTGGCTCGAAGCCGAAGAAATGTACCGGCAGGGTTACACTCAACGCCAGATTGCTGAAAAGTTTGGGTGCCGGATTGAAACCGTTTCCCTTCACATGAACAAAGTGAAGGTAAAGGGCGGCGAGTCGGTCGATGTAGTCAAGCAAGAGATGGAAGCCGCAGTAACCCGGAAGGTAAAAGAGTTCGCCGACAAGCGAGCATCCCGGCAAATTGACACCAAAGAACGCTTCCACACTCTTACAACCACCATGGTTTCCCTGTTTGTGCAGGAAATCAAGAAAGCACAGGCAGACGGCAAGTCCTTAAGCGCCCTATCCGGTCATGCGAAAGCCCTTAAAGAAGCCATGTTTGCCCTGAAACTTGCCCGAGAAGAGGCGTACATCATTCTGGATATCCGTGAGGACGACAATGGTGATGAAATGCCGGATCTGATGGTGTCGACCATGTCTGAGGAAGAAGAAGATCGTATTCGCGGCGCGAAGGGTTCTTCGGACGACGAAGAGATGGATGAGATTCACGAATTGGAAGAAAACGCATTGGAGGACGAGCTAAATGCCGGCCAAGAATAAGTCTCGGATTGGTGCCAACCCGAGCATTACCAAGATTGACGAAGGCGTGCTGGCTGTGGATGGGGGTAAAACCTTCATCCACACGCTGCACCGTGCGCAGTCCAGAATCTACGAGGACAATACGCGCTTTAAGGTTGTCGTCGCTGGTCGTCGTTTCGGCAAAACTACGGTTTCTATTCAGCACCTAATCAAAGTCGCCACCCGTAAGAAGAACGCCCAAGTGTGGTACGTGGCTCCTACGTACGGTATGGCACGAGAAATCGTCTGGACGAAGTTGAAAATGGCTTTGCCGACCCAATGGGTGGCTAAGACTCACGAATCTCTGCTGAAAATCACCTTGAAGAACGGTTCGGTTATCTCGCTCAAGGGCGCTGATCGACCGGATACACTGCGAGGCGTGGGCTTGGACTATATCGTGCTGGACGAATTCCAGGACATGCGTAAGGGCGTGTGGGATGAAGTCTTACGACCGACGCTGGCTACGACGGGCGGTGGTGCGCTGTTCATCGGTACGCCAAAGTCCTTCAATCACTTCCATAAGCTCTACGAGCGTGGTCAATCCCAACGCAATCGTAAGAAGCCGGAATGGAAGTCGTGGCAGTACCCGACGATTACTTCCCCGTTCGTCCCGACGGCAGAAGTCGAACAAGCGCGACAAGACTTGGATCCACGAACGTTCCGTCAGGAATTCGAGGCGACGTTTGAGACCATGTCCGGTCGTGTGTATTACCCGTTCGACCGTGAGAAGCACGTCGGCGATTACCCGTTCAACCCGAAATTACCAATCTGGATCGGTCAAGACTTCAACATCGACCCTATGTCCAGTGTCATCATTCAGCCGCAACCGAATGGTGAACTGTGGGTAGTAGATGAACTGGTGCTTTTCAACTCCAACGTCACGGAAGTCTGTGATGCCCTGGAGCAAAGGTACTGGCGCTACCAGAAACAGATTGAGATTTTCCCTGACCCGGCAGGTAATTCCAGGTCGCACGCCCGTGGTGAGAGCGCCCTGGACATTTTCCGAGCCCGTGGCTTCACGAAGATTTACTACCGCAAGAAGCACCCCTTCGTACAGGATCGTGTCAATGCCGTGAACGCCAAGTTGTATTCTGCCACTGGTCAGATTACACTTAGGATCGACCGAAAATGCCGAAACATGATTGAATCCTTTGAGCAGGTTATCTACAAAGAGGGTTCGACCGAAATTGATAAGTCCCTTAATAAGGAACACATCGCTGACGCCTTGGGCTATGCGATTGAATACCGTTTCCCGACGAAGGATTACAAGATGATGGGCTTGAAGATTTAAGGAACCCTTAATGGCCAAGAAGAAAACAGGTGCAGCCGCTCCTAAGCTGGAGTACCGCAACCTTTTAAATCGTAAGCACCCTGAATATGACAGGAAGCTGCCGCACTGGCACTTCCTGAATATGACCTATGAGTCGCCCCGCGATTGGTTTCACCATAACCTATTCAAGTTCAACCGCGAAGGTGAAGAAACCTTCGCTGGTCGCTTGAAGCGTGCGTATCGTTTCAACCACACCCGCGAAGTCGTGGACCTGGTCAACAAGTACCTGTTCAAGACTGCCCCGCAGCGCAACCCGGATGTGCCCGAAGAAGTCGTGCGCTTCCGCAAAATGGCTACTCTGTCAGGTCTGACTGTGGAGCAGTTTGAGCGTCAGGTTGCCCGTGAAGCGTCCATTTATGGCCGCGTGTATGTGGTGCTTGATAACAACGTACAGGCTGGTGAAATTGTCACCAAGGCAGACGAGAAGGCTGGCGACGTTAAGTTGTACGCCTATATCGTCACGCCCGAACATATGCGCGATTGCGGTTACGACCGTGATGGTAATTACGAATGGGTCCTGATCGAAGAAAAGGCCCGTGACGACTCCAACCCGTTCGATGCTTCCTGCACGATCTATTCCAAGTTCCGTCTGTGGACCAAGGACCGTTGGTATCTGTTCACGACCCGCAACGAAGAATCCAAGGACGGCCCTGTGGTCGAACTGGAAGAATCGGGCGTGCATGATCTGGGTGTAGTGCCGGTTATCAAGTGCGACCACATTGAATCGGACAACAAGTATTCTGTCCCGGCTCTGATCGAAGATATTGCCTACCTGGATCGCGCGGTTGCGAACTACTGTTCCAACCTGGACCAGATCATCAACGACCAGACTTTCAGCCAGCTGGTTATTCCTGCTGGTGGTCTGCTGGGTGGTGTGAGTTCGACCCTGAGCATGATCGATGGCAATGATCCGGACGTGCTGAAAAAGACTCAGGACATTATTGCTCTGGGTACAGGTCAGATTCTGCTGTACGACGGTGAAGGTGGTTCGGCTCCGAGCTACATTGCGCCCGATCCGAAGCAGGCTGAAATGATCGTTACGGCTATCAAGCAAATCATCAACGAGATTTACCACACCGTTGGTCTGTCAGGTGAACGCACCAAGCAGGACAACTCCATGGGTATTGATAACTCGTCCGGTGTTGCCAAGGCTTTCGACTTTGAGCGTGTGAACGCCCTGTTGTCTGCCAAGGCAAATGCTATGCAGGCTTTCAGTAACCGTCTGGAAACCCTGGTTCGTATTTGGCACGGTGAAAACCCGAAGAAGATCGACGCCAGCCAGATTGACGTGGAATACTCGACCAACTTCGACGTTCGCAGCCTGAATGATGACCTGTCGATTGCTAACCAATTCATGCTGCTGGGCGTTCCGATGGAACTGCGTCAATACCAGGCTAAAGAAATGGTTGACAAGATTTGGCCGATGGCTACAGATGCCGATTTGCAGAAGGTCAAGGCTGCTATTGATAAGTGGGAAGACCCGCTTGAAAAGGCAATGAAGATGACCGAGCAACAAAATGCAAATAATCCTAAAAAGGGTGTTGACACCAAGGGTTCGACTGGTAATAATACGAGCCAAGGCTTTGCTGGGGAATTACCCAAGCAGGCACAAAAGTGAGGTCAAGCGATAGACCTCAGAATCGCCAAGAGATAGGCTAACTAAAGGAAATCCCATATGCCAGATGAACTGACCCCGGAACAGATTGCCGCTAATGAACGCGCCGCTGCGGAAGCAAAGGAACGCGCAGATGCAGAAGCCGCTGAACGGGAAAAGAACAACAAGAACATCACTGACCGCGAGGCTGAACTCCTCAAGGAAGTGATGGCGAAGAAGGAAGCTGCGAAGAACGCTACAGCAGCCGCAGAAGCCGCAAAGCAAGAAGCCATGGAACTGGCCGCAAAGCTGAAGGCTTATGACGGTATTGATTTGGAAGAAATCAAGGGATTGCTGAAGGAAAAGAGCGAACGTGAGCAGGCTGAACTGGAGAAGCGTGGTGAATTTGACCGTGTAAAGGAACAAATCATTGCAGCGCACAAGCAGGAGTTGGAAGCCGTTCGCGGTGAACTGTCTCCCAAGCTGGAAGCTCTGAGTGGTGAAGTTGCCAAGCGCGATCAGGTTATTACGGAACTGACCATTGGTCGTTCGTTCTCTGAGTCGCCCTTTATTCGTGACTCACTGGCACTGCCGGTGTCGAAGGCCCGTATTCTGTACGGTAGCCACTTTGAACTGACTGATGGTAAGGTCGTTGCTTATGACAAGCCTGCTGGTTCTGCGAACCGCACCCCGCTTGTTGATGGTAACGGTGAGCCGCTGTCGTTCGATAAGGCCATCGAAAAGATTGTGGACAGCGATCCGGATCGGGATAATCTGTTGAAGTCCAAGATTCGTAGTGGTGCTGGTTCGGATAACGACCACGGCATCGATACGAAGGATAAACAAAAGAAGCCTCTCTCGGGTATGGAGCGTATCCTTGCTGGAATCAAGGAAAACGGTATGCCAGAGTTGAAGGTGGTCTAATTAAGAAGTACCATCCCATACCTATTTAAGGAGTAATACAAGATGCCTCTGTTACGTGTAGAAGCCGAGAAGCTGTCGAATAACGACCTGCTGCGCGGCGTGATTGAAGAAGTGATCGACAAGGAAGACCTCTTTGCCGTTCTGCCGTTCGTCAAGACCGATGGTAAGGCTTACGTCTACAACCGTGAGAACGGCGTGGTCGAAGCTGAGTTCCTGGACCCGAACGACATTGTGCCGGAAGGTGCTGCTCAGTTCACTGAGGTCGTGACCAAGGTCCGTATCCTGGCGCACGACGTTGACGTGGACAAGTTCCTGTCGGGTACTATGTCGGACACCACTGAGCAGGTTGCTGTGCAGCTGGCTGCCAAGGCTAAGGGCCTGGCTCGCAAGTTCCGCAAGACCCTGGTCATCGGTGACAACACCGCTAACCCGAAGGAATTCGACGGTCTGCAAGTTCTGGTTGCCGCTAACGGCGCTGCTCAGAACATTTCCGCCGGTACCAACGGTGGCGCTCTGACCCTGGGCCTGCTGGACGAACTGCTGGACTCCGTGCCGAATGGCGCTGACGTGCTGCTGATGCGTCCGGGCACCATCCGC